ACCGCGTCGCTGCAGTTAAAATCAAAGCAACTTCCATGCTTGGATAACTATTATGCCGTTACAGAAACTTACCTTCCGCCCCGGTGTAAACCGCGAAGGCACTGATTACGCCAATGAAGGCGGTTGGTATGACTGTGACAAGATCCGTTTCCGCTCGGGCTTTCCTGAGAAGCTTGGTGGCTGGACGAAGTTATCCAATAACCAATACCTAGGCACTTGCCGGTCGTTGTGGAACTGGGTTGACTTTGATGGCGAGAATTATCTTGGGGTTGGTACGCACTTAAAGTACTACATCGAGCGGGGCGGGGCGTATTACGACATTACGCCTATCCGCAAAACAACCAATCCGATGCCAAACAACCCGTTTGCCACTGCGTACAACACGCTAAACGGCGGCATTGATGCTACCCAAACAACGCTTACCCTGACCTCATCTACATCCTTCCCCGTAGGGGGCGGTATCATCAAGATTGGTACCGAACAGATGACCTATAACCTTAAGTCGGGCAGCAACCTTATTGGTCTTGTGCGTGGGTATAACGGTACAACTGCAGCATCGCATTCAACGGGCGCAGCGGTATCTTGCGCAACGCTTACGGTAACGGACACGGCAAACGGTTCGGTCAACGGCGACTTTGTTACCTACACAGGTGCAGCTACCTTTGCTGGCATTTCCGCCCCCGCAATAAACAAAGAGCAAGAAATTGCTTCAATTATTGACGCAAACACATACACCATTAACGTAAGTGACTTCTCGACTAGCGCTACTTCGGGCGGTGGTGGGAGTGTCATTGCGCAGTACCAAGTAAACGTCGGTCTTGATGTATATGTAGCTGGCGTTGGCTGGGGTGCAGGTCCTTGGAGTCGCGGTACTTGGGGTTCTGGCATTTCGGGGACAGCTACTGGCTCACAGATTCGCCTATGGACAAACGACAACTACGGCAACGACCTTGTGTTTGCGCCTCGTGGTGAAGCAATTTATTACTGGAAAGACTCCTACACGGTGTCTACTCGTGGCAGCGCACTTTCTGAATTAGCCGATACAACCACTGCAACAACCACAACAGCTACGTTTGGTTCAGGCGTTACATCTATTACAGTAGCAAATGCACTCAACATCACTGCGGGTTCGGTTATTGTTGGCACGGGAATTCCAACAGGAACGTACGTCACCACTGCCTATGCCGGTGGAACAAACGTAATACCAATCTCGGCAGCAACTACGGCAGGGTCTTCTGGCACGTATACTTTTAGCTATGCAGGTAGGTTTGTGCCGAATGCTACGCTTGAGGTGATTGCGTCTTCAATTCAGCGGTTTATTATCGCACTAGGGGCAAACCCTTACGATCCTACTGACCCAGAAACGCAGTTCGATAAGATGGTTGTGCGTTGGTCTGATCAGAACAACCCGTATCAGTGGGTGCCTGAAACTACAAACCAAGCTGGTGAATTCCGTCTGTCGCACGGCTCGTTCATCATGAGTGGTCAGCCAACACGCCAAGAAAACCTGATCTGGACAGACTCGGCGCTGTATTCGATGCAGTACCTCGGACCGCCATACGTGTGGAAGTTTGAGTTGTTGATGGACAACATCTCCGTCATGTCACCTAACTCCCAGATCACGATTAACAACATCACGTACTGGATGGGTAAGGATAAGTTTTACCAATACTCCGGTCGCGTGGAAACGCTGCCATGCTCACTGCGCCAGTACATCTTCAATGACATCAACCAGAACCAAGCGTATCAGGTGTTCTGCGGTGGCAACGAGGGCTACAACGAGGTCTGGTGGTTCTACTGCTCAGGCACATCAAACTATGTAGATAAATACGTAATCTATAACTACCTCGATAAGGTCTGGTACTACGGCTCAATGGCACGCACGGCTTGGCTTGATTCAGGTATTAGGCAATACCCTATGGCAGCGGATTACAACAACCGCATTCTGAATCACGAATCTTCTGTCAACGACGAGGCTGGTGCAAGTGCTACGCCAATCGTTTCTTACGTGCAGTCGTCTGACTTCGACATTGGTGACGGGCATAACTTCGGGTTTATCTGGCGCATCCTGCCAGACATTAACTTCAACGGCTCGAATATGAACGGCGCTCCAACGCCTTACCCGTCTGTCACGATGACGGTTAAACCCCGCCAAAACTCAGGTGCGCCTTACGGCGCTGCAGAAAACCCAGCTGTGCCAAGCTTTGATAATTACAGCACATCCCGTGCGTACAACATCCAAGAGTTTGACGGTCAGGTTTACACCCGACTGCGTGGTCGCCAGATGGCGTTCCGTATTGAGTCAGACGGGCTTGGCGTTACTTGGCAGCTAGGCACGCCACGAATTGATATCAGGAATGACGGACGCAGAGGTTCTGGTTAATGGCTATCAACTTAGCGCTTCGTGGTACCAAGGCACCAAACCTACCTATTGCACCGATAGAGTATGAGGCACGTTTTCACGAACAGTTTACGAACATTCTGCGTTTGTATTTCAGTTCGATAGATAACGTAACTTCTGCCCTGTCTGGTGGCAGCGGCGGTCATTATTTGCAAAACCCGCACATCTCTGCTCAAGACACTACAGATCAGTACGCCACAGCTACCAACACCCCCACTAAGATTTTGTGGAATACGCTGGATTCTGGTGACGGTTTTACCTTAAACGCGGATAGCACTGCGACGGCTACTTATGGTGGCGTCTACAAGATTGACTTTAGTATCCAGTTTTCAAATACCGATAACGCCGCGCATGATGCGTATTTATGGCTACGTGTAAACAACGTTGACCTCCCCGGTTCCAGCAGTAAGTTCACCATACCAGTACGTAAAAGCGCGGGCGTTCCTGCCCACCTAGTTGGTTATTCAAGCATCACGTTTGAGCTTAATGCTGGGGACTCTATAGGGCTGTGGTGGGCAACCGATTTGGCGTACAACCCTGTCGGTCCTGTTGACGGTGTTTACCTCGAACATGAAAATGCGCAAACAGTGCCTTATGCCAGACCTTCTAATCCTTCTGCGGTAGGCAGCATAGTCTTTGTATCTAGGCTACCCGCATGATAATATTAACTAATCAACCTACTGGGTGCCAGTATGAGCATTGAAAAAGCCGCCGAATTCGCTCGCATGCATGGTCGTGGTAACGACTCAATGCTCGTACACATGTCGCCAAAAGAAGTTAATGCGTTGCAAGCTATGGCTAAACAGCATGGCGGCTCGCTTACAATAAACCCACAAACCGGTCTTCCTGAAGCAGGTTTCCTTGACGCCATTCTACCTGCCGTTGCGGGTGCAGGACTAAGCCTTATTCCCGGTGTCGGTCCTCTCATGGCTGCAGGTATCGTCGGTGCGGGTACAGGTCTGTTGACCAAAGATTTAAACAAAGGTTTGATGGCAGGGCTTGGCGCATTCGGTGGTGCAAGTCTTGCTGGTGGGTTAATGAACGCCGGTGCCGGTGCAGCGGGTGAGGCTCTTGTTGCTAACGCGGGTCCCGGGCTGTCTGCCGAACAACTTGCAGCAAATGCTGACGCCGCACTTACCAATGTCGGAGCTAACGCAGGGCAAACAACCGCTCAAGCTGCTACTGCATTTGACGCTGCTAACCCTGTTGCTGCAATGACCCCCGTTGAAAAGTTACAGGCAGGTATTAAAAACACAACATTCAACGCCGATTTCTTTAAAAAGAACCTGATGCCTCTTGGTGCTATTGCTGCACCTCTCCTCATGGGTGGTGGGCAAGGTAATTTGTTTGGTGGTAACCAACAAGCGCCAAGCACAGCTCCGGGGTACATCCGCCCGTACACATTCCAACAAACACGCAACCCCGGGTATACCGGAGCAGGTACCCCATATTTCACACAAACTATGACCCCGGGTACACCTGTTGCCGCATCTGATTGGGGCAATCGTACTATGGCTGATGGTGGTATTACTAGCTTGCCTTCCGCAAACCCACAACCGGGTGTAGTTGTTTATGACCCAGTATCAGGGCGCTATACGCAGCAAGCTGCCAACACGGTACCAATGACACCTAATGCTGCACCCGTCACCGAACCCGTCGGGGGGCTATCTCCTGTACAGTACGACCCATTAACAAGGCAATACGTAACTCCGCCCCCAGCTGTTGCTCCTATGGCTGCCGTTGCCCCCTCACTTAACGATTACTACTATGGTAACGATGGTGGGGTCGATGGGTCTAGCAATAGCGATAACGACGGTACTACAAGCGGCAACGAAAGCGGCGGTGCTGATGGTAGTGATGGTAGTGATGGTGGTGCTAACGGTTCTGGCGAAGGTTGGAACAGTGGTGGGTTAATGCATTATGCAATGGGCGGCGACATCGGTGGTCGTTATGCTAGTCCCGACGACATGGGCATGGGTGACCGTATTGGTGCGCACGCAGCTGTAAACATGGGTCCTCAGTTTCCAATGCAGGGGCAGTATCAAGGTTACGCAGAGGGTGGCATTACAAACACCAAGATGGCTGCAGTACAACAGTATTCGGCACTCGCCGCATCAAGCCCAGATGGTATGAAACAAGTCATGGCAAAAGCTAAAGCTGGTGATTACAACGCTATGACCGCACT